GCACCAAGAAGCAAAGCTTTCTCTATGCAATGCCCGACCAAAGGCCGCAGGGTTAAACCCACGGCCCGAGGTTATGCCATCGTCTAACGAGCACCCTTCGGTTTAATGAGGGATGCGTCCGTCCTCTTAGAGTATAAGTATTACCATACTCTTGGATAGATGGACCCCATAACCGAGCTAATAAAATAGCACGGTCGGTCGTGACCCTGGTAACTCCCTTCTCCTCAAAGCAAGTCTGATAGTATCCTTCGATACCATCTCTTGCCCGCGGGGGAACGGCCTCATCCCAATTCGAGATGAAGCCACCGTCTCCGTAACCATCGGAAATCTGATACCTGTAATGCTTAGGTATCAGCTCCTTAAGTTTCCGAAAACACCGTTCGAAGCGAGCGTCGCAGAATAGGTTTGACCCTATCCTGTTACTCAAGCGCCTTACGGCATTCGCAGTTCGGAAGACGTGGGCAAAGGTCGTGATCCTATCTTTAAGATAGAGGGGCTTACAGTTGATCCCGTCGTAATAATGGGCTCCACAGCTTTCACGAAACGGTCCAGAAGAGAAACTTTTCCGGGCGTTAACGCGAAAACCAAGAAACTCAGTGAACGACGAAAAGAGGTCGTAAACGGCTACAGGGATAATTACATCGTCCCCATAGACGGAGATATCCTGCTGAGAAATTCCCAGCATTTCGCAACAGCTTTGTGCTGCTGCGAAGAATATCAACGACTGCAGCGGAAAGGTGAAGGCGTTCCCCATACTGGAGAACTTCTCCCACTTTTTTGCCATCTGTCCGTCTACACGGTACTTGGAGCGACAACAATCCATTAGCGCAAACCATCGCGGAGGTAATAACTCCTCTACAACGGCCCGTGCGATCGAATCGCTTGCAGAAGAAAAGTCAACAGTTGCTAATTCAGAGTCTTTTGAACTCTGGCATGCAAGTTGTTGATTTCTCACCTGGTCAGTTAAGTCTACTCCTACTCTCCTAAGTCGTCGAGCTAACATTCCGCCAACACCTTGCTGAAACCAGAGGTTTATTCCTGGCTCAACAGCGATGACGCGGTCTGTCTTCGCGTTCTTAGGAACTGTCATAATTCCATTCCCGGCATGAAACAGAAAGTCATATCCCTGCGGTCTAACTGCAGGTGTAAACAATCTGGCCCACGCTGGGTAAGCGACAGAAAATATGCCGCCTACCAGGGAATAGAGATCTCGCGTTATTCCATTTTCTAAATGGAACTTGTTGAAGGCTGATACCTCGGGACCTTTTAGAGTCGCGGTGGTACCAGGTCCCCAATTGCATGTGTCAACAAACTCGTCCGCCGAAAAAGAGCCCAGAATCCTAGCTATTTTACGTATGGTTGCGTTAAGCAACCACACGTTAGATCCCCTATATAAAGGATCTAAAGATAGATTCCTGAATCTCAAATTCGTACAACGACATAGCTCTTCGAATTCGAAGAACTTATCCAGTGCAACCTGTTTCTTATCAATTGCCGTCTTTAAAAACACGGCCTTAGACAGAAAGTTGGTCGCATTGTAGTCGTCTCGGAACCTGCTCGCACATTCGTACGATGCAGGATCACACTCCAGCGACAGTAGACTGCCGTGCTCTTGATTTGAATACAAGAGCCAGACAGCTAAAGCTCGTGGCGTGTCGATCGAGGACAAATAGTTGAACACAAACTCGTCGGTTGAAGAGTTTCGCATGCGTGTGCTACGGTACGCTTTAAGCGGACCGACTTTTATAGGCTTAGCCATAAAAAGGATCTCCGGGTTGTACTACACACCGCTCATGAGCGACAGGCTAGGAAATCAAGAGGAGAAATACTTCTTGAGAATCCTGGTAAGCAACTCATGAAAAATGATAGGTGCGGCACATTTAATTGCCGTACCCACCGAGTTTCGCCAAGGTTTTAAAGCCCTGTCGAATTTCCGCCGTTCTGGCGACGTCGCCATGTATGTTTAGTACACGGTTTCGAAGTTTTGAACAGCGTTAGTAATGTCAGCATGCGCAAGCATATTCTTGACATAAGCCAAGATATCCTTGCGTTCTGCCAACGACGACCGCTCGGGTAGCACAAACTCCACAACGCCAATGAGATCATACGCTTTCGTCGGTGCTGGCTGAATGCCAGTTACCGTCGTAGGCGCGGTGACTTCAAGGACGGGGAGAACACACTTCAAACTCAGCTTGTAGCTACGACTGTCTTTCGACGGTTGACGCAGAAACTGAGTAAGCGTCAGGTATCCGAGAGCCACTGCTGGCGCCCGGTCCTGCCACTTAGCGAGACTCCCTTCAATATTGACGGGGGAGAAAGTGTGGTTCACTGGGGCCGCTTGGCCGTCAGCAAGTACTTTGGCTGCTATTGCTGCCATTGAGGTTACCTCTTGTGAAACGATTGAATTACAAGAGCAATCGCTGAAGCAGCGTGAGCTTTGGAGAAAGGGTTCTTCCATACGGGAGCAGTCACAGAGGGAAAGCTCGCGAGAGCTGACCTTGAGATTGCAACCGTACGAATGTTCCCGACCACCGAAGCACTGACTTTCTTCAACGGTGCAGTTGAAAAAGCACCCGACACTTTCGAGGCTTTGGCCTTATTGCAGGTAGTCTTACATCCCTTTACAAAGACGAGACCAACAGTCGCGTCTAGCGAAGAGAGAAAATTACCTACAGGTAGGAACCAGTCGGCCACGAAACTGAAGGGCAGGAGCTCCCAAGCGATCACAGCAGGGTTCATTAATCCCAGCTGCGCGATGGTTTTGGAGGTATCATTTACAACTTTGTAAAAGATTACAAACTTGCAGGAGTACCGCCAAGAGCGGGTAGTGGTATGCCGCATCTCCCAACCTGTCACTGGCTTAATTGTATTAGCCTTTGACTTGCCGGAAATTGCGACCGTAGCTGTAGCCCTTAGAACGCGATCCTTGGTAATCTGCTGATTATAATGCTCAGCAGTACCATAAATATCGTTCAAGAGGGGTTTCCAGCCATAAGACCACGATAGCCATAGATTTGCGACTGCCGACTTGGGATCAGTGGGGAACAATTTCTTGAACCCCTTTGCTGCTCTCCTCGAAGGCTTCCGTCCACCTAAGGCTCGCACCGCTCCGTTGAGATCGCCTCTTTTCAGAGATCGCAATGCCTCGTAAACACTAGTAGCTGACTGCGTGATAGTCTTGAAAGTTTGTTCCCTCTCGGCAAAAGCCTGGAGAGCATTCACTTTCTGATTTTTCAACGCAAGCAGCATCTTCGTGCTCGCTCTGGCATCGCAACTTGCAATCTCAGCTCCAGTGGGACCAACCACAGACGCTTGAACATCCCATGCCGACGCACCTGACCCGAACTGACCGGAGTGAGAACCCCGATTAGTTAAGGCACCTGCTGTGTTATAGGTCTGTTCATCAACAGAACCTCTAGCCCAGTCGTTTTCCGTGATGGAAAACGAGTACGCATTCATGGGTAGATCATGCTTCGCCTTAAGAGATCGGTAGTTCGGAGTATGCAACCAAGTTTTCGCCCTCACGTACCGGCTGGCAACGGTTACCGTATTGGTCGTCGACACAGGCGGTGTATTGCCTAGTGTGAAGATCACGGTTTTCCAAATGCCTGCCTTGTCCGTGGTAGCGTTGCTTGATGGCATTCCGACTCCTTTCTCAAAAGGTTTGGGTAAGGATTTTAAATCCCACCCCAGCATTACACTGGAGTTAACTCGTCTTTCGACGTTGTGGGGTGATGACCCCGACCGAAGGTAGGTATGTAGTACTTCCTACCACTTTGATCAACTTCGACTTTGGGTTCAAAAACCCGCACCCGATGTTGATCACAATTCACCAAGGCAATGCGAAGGGCCTCAACTGCGGCTGTTTTCACACTACTCCT